CACTGGACGTTGGGGTGGTGATGACAAGATTAACTTACAGAACCTACCAAGCCGTGGTCCAAACGGTAAGGCACTGAAGAGAAGTATCGTTGCACCTGACGGTTACGTACTGGTGGACTGCGACTCCTCACAGATCGAAGCTAGGGTACTTGCGTGGATTGCAGGTCAGCAGGATTTAGTCGAGGCGTTTCAAGAAGGTAGAGATGTGTATAGGAAGATGGCGTCTGCTATCTATAACGTGCCAGAAGACAAGGTAACCAAAGACCAACGCTTTGTAGGTAAGACGACAATTCTCGGGTGCGGCTATGGTATGGGTAGCCTACGATTCCAAGATCAGCTAAAGTCGTTTGGGTTTGATATAGAACTTGATGAAGCCCGTCGGATTATCGACATCTACAGGAAAACGAATAACCATATAAGTCAGTTTTGGAAGAAGGCACAACAAACCCTAATCAACATGACTCAAGGACGTAAATACAACTTAGGACAATCTATTGAAGTGATACCTGAGAAGTACGGCATAAAGTTACCGTCTGGGTTAATGATGTGCTACGAAGACCTGAAGTTCGAACAGAATGACAAGGGCTTACAGTTTGACTACAAGACACGTCGTGGTCGTGTGAACATATATGGTGGTAAGGTCACTGAAAACGTGTGTCAAGGCATAGCTCGGTGTATAATCGGGGAACAGATGCTTTTGATAGCAAAACGCTATCGCGTTGTTTTGACTGTGCACGATTCTGTTGTATGCTGTGTACCAGAAGACGAAGTAGTTGTAGCACAAGGGTATATCGAGCAGTGTATGCGTACAGTACCTAAGTGGGCTGAAGGTATGCCCATTAATTGTGAATCTGGAACTGCAAAAACCTATGGGGATTGTGAATGAGCGGTATCTCGCCTTGGTCGTTTAGTAGGATAAAGTCTTTCGAGCAATGTCCTAAGAAGTTTTACCATCTTAAGATAGCGAAGAATTACAGCGAGTCAGAAACAGAAGCCATGCTCTACGGTACAGTTGCGCACGAAGCGGCGGAGTTATACATACGAGATGGTAAACCTTTACCCGAGGCTTTCAAATACATGGAGCCTACACTTAAAGTACTTTCTGAGATGCAGGGTGAGAAGCTGTGCGAGTACGAGATGGGACTTACTGAGAACCTAGAGCCATGCGGATTCAAGGACGAGAACGTGTGGTTCCGTGGTATTGCTGACTTAGTGATCCTAGACCGCGAGAACAAGAAAGCTAAAGTTATTGACTACAAGACAGGTAAGAGTGCAAAGTATGCCGATAAGGGTCAGTTGGAGCTAATGGCTCTCGCACTGTTTAAACACTTTCCTGAGATCGAAATAGTTAAGGCAGGTCTGTTATTTACAGTTGCAAATAAGTTCATAACAGATACATACTACAAAGAACACGAACAAAAGTTATGGCGTAAGTGGTTGACTGACTACGGTCAGATGGAAGCCGCGTTTAAGAACGATGTTTGGAACGCACACCCGAGTGGGTTATGCCGACGACACTGCGTAGTAACTGAGTGCCCCCACAACGGGAGAAACTAATGCCATACACTAAGAAGCCAAGACCGTACAAGAAAGAATACGAACAGCAGAAAGAGCGTGGTGAGCACGGCAATCGTATGGAAAGACAACGAGCTAGACGTGCTATGGACAAGAAAGGTGTAGACCGCAAGGGTAAAGATGTTGCCCACAACAAACCGCTTTCCAAAGGTGGTAGTAATGGTGACGGTGTGCGTCTACAAAGCCCAAGCAAGAACCGTGCCGCAGGTGGCGCGTTAAGTAAGCCGCCTAGAAGCAGAAAGAAATAGTCGCCCCTCCGTGGCTACGTGTTGGCTAGATGCACGTAATAAAATCTAGCAAGCTCAGGGTTTTACTTCAATTCGACCTATAGAGCCGACCTAGTCCCATCGGTGAGCGAAGCGGGACTACTTATAAAACACGGACGCCGATCTCGTGGGATTAGTCGTACTAAGGAGAATATGTTTTGAAGATCGTAGATAACAAAGCGTTGTTGTTAAGACTGCGCCACCCACAGAAAGTAACGACTGTAATACCCAAAAGCAAAGAACTAGCCGACAACAACGTGTTAGTGCATTGGGGGTTGGATGAGGTGCAAGTTTTAAGAAATCTAAATATCAAAGCACCGTCGCCAATCAAAGAACGTTACGAATGGACAGGCAAATACAAACCATTTGACCATCAGAAGGACACAGCCGCGTTCCTCACTCTTAACCAAAAGTCGTTCTGCTTTAATGAGCAGGGCACAGGTAAGACAGCCAGTGCAATTTGGGCGGCAGACTTTCTAATGAAGCAAGGACGTATCCGACGCGCCCTAGTTATATGCCCGTTGTCGATTATGGATTCCGCATGGCGTAACGATTTGTTTACGTTTGCAATGCACCGATCAGTCTCGGTGGCGTATGGCTCTGCCAAAAAACGCAGTGAGATAATACAGTCTGAAAGTGACTTCGTGATAATAAATTATGATGGTGTAGAGATCGTGCGTGATGTCATAGCTAACGGTGGGTTCGATCTAATCATCGTAGACGAAGCAACACACTACAAGAACCCACAGACTAAGCGGTGGAAGACATTACAATCTCTTTTGAAACCAGATACTTGGTTGTGGATGATGACAGGTACACCTGCCGCACAGAGTCCGCTTGATGCTTATGGCTTGGCTAAACTCGTTAATCCGAAAGCAGTACCTAGGTTCTTTAGTGCGTTTCGGGATCAGGTGATGTTTAAGGTTACACAGTTTCGATGGATACCCAAAGAGAACGCATCTGAGATCGTCCATAACGCACTTCAACCTGCCATTCGTTTTACAAAAGAACAGTGCCTCGACCTACCAGAAATGACTTACGTCAAACGCGAAGTCGAGATGACCAGACAACAATTAAAATATTACGAAGAACTACGCAAGCGTATGTCAATCATTGCCGCAGAAGAACAGATCACGTCTGCCAATGCCGCAGTTAACATGAACAAACTACTCCAACTGTCCGCAGGTGCTTTGTACACCGATAACGGTGAGGCAATAGAATTCGATATCAAGCATCGGTACAAGGTGCTGAAAGAAGTTATCGACGAGACGAGTAACAAGGCGTTGGTCTTTGTGCCGTTCAAACATGTCATTGATATCCTTACAGAAAAGTTAGAGAAAGACGGGGTGACCGTAGCAGTTATTCGTGGTGACGTACCTGCACACAAACGTACAGAGATATTTAAGCAGTTCCAAGAACAGACAGACCCAGAGGTGCTAGTTATCCAACCACAGTCTGCCGCACATGGGGTTACACTAACTGCCGCCGATACCGTGGTATGGTGGGGACCGACACCTTCATTGGAGACGTATGCACAAGCCAACGCTCGGGTACATAGATCGGGGCAACGACATCCGTGTACGGTTATACAGCTCCAAGGAAGTCCAGTAGAACGTCACATTTACCAACTACTTGATAACAGAATTGACGTACACACAAAAATGATTGACCTTTACAAAGAAATAATTGACTAAGGTATCATACGACACTATACTAAATATCCCGACACTAAGTCGGTGCTGAAAAGGAGAACACAATGTCAAAAATATCTGTCGATAAGCTGACTAAGGCTTATATGAAAATTAAGGATAAGCGTAGCGAGATCGCTAGAGATTTCAAAACGCAAGATGAACAGTTAGTAGAGCACCAAGAAAAGATCAAGAAGGCGCTACTTGATTATTGCAAGACCGAGAACGTCAATAGTGTTAAGACAGACCACGGTACTTTCTACCGATCCACCAGAACAAAATACTGGACATCCGATTGGGAGTCTATGTATCGCTTTGTCGTGGACAATCAAGTGCCTGAACTGCTTAGCAAGTCGTTGAACCAGACGAACATCAAGCAATTCTTAGAAGAGAATCCTGACCTACTACCGAAAGGCTTGAACGTAGACTCAGAGTATGTTGTTTCAATTAGAAAATCGTAAGGAGATTGTATGAATGAACTTAAGGGATTCGTCCCGATTGAAGATGTAGCACGTTATTT